TGGGCCATCGGGTGGGAACAACTCTTTGATGGCGCTGGCGGCAAAGTCAACGCAGACCTCAGCCATAACAGGGTGAACGACCCTGCTTGCGCCCATGAAGTTAGCGCCGCCGGGTGCCTCATCACCCAAGCCAGTACGCTTGATGCCGTCTTCATACTGCTTGTCCCGCTTCTTCCGCGCCTCTTTGTCCTTGTCCAACATGTCAAGGTAACGCATCGTCAACTTGCTTAAGTCTAGGATGTTGATCGTCTCAGCCAAGTTTTCATAGAAGTCAGTGTCGTCGGACGGGCCCTTGAAGTCATCAGGCATGGTGACAATTGCGCCACCATCAGGAGTTTCTTCAATATCAGCGTCGTCCATCTCAGGCACATCAACAATCATGTCCTCATCTGTTGCTTGTACGCCATCAATTTCACGATCAAATTCTTGCTCAATGGGCATTTCGGTAGCCATATGTTTAACCTTGTGTTAATATAGATTTATGAAAACAGAACTTGACTTTTCTAAACACCACCTGCTCCAGCGCTGGCCAAACGTTGTGATTGAGGTTGATCACGGTTATGGCGTCGTGCACGCCGACACTCCCAACCCTGTGCTGGTGGACTGGTTTTTGTCCCGTGAAGAAGCAATTTTTCATTGCGATGACCTTAATCAAAAATTTTGGAAACAAGACGAGGCGTTTTTTAAGGCACGCCTTGCAATTTTGCGGGCGCAACAAAGTTCTGATCCATCTTACGTAGAGCCTGTCTCTTGGCCACGGCGGCTGGGGAGGGTGGTCGGGCACCTTCTAAGTCGTAAGTTGACTTAGGCATGTACATCAAGTCTTTGTTGGGGTCGGCTTTGCCAAACTGATACTTGGCATTTTTGCCCAAGACGGCGTTTGCCACTTCTTGTGCTTTCAAGAACTCAGGGTTGACTGAGTTGGGCTTTGCCATGTAGGGGGCAACAAAGATGCCACCAGTGCGGGGGTTGTGCGAGACAATCATTTCGGGCAACCGAGCCCCAATCGCCTTGACCTGCTCAGCCGTCAACGGGCCGTTTTTGCCAGTAATCATCATGGCAGACGCATCTTTGATCTGATTCGATGCCATGGGCACAAACCTGTGCGCCGCCATGGCCTCTTGGTTTAACTCGCGGCCTGCGGTAGCTATGTCAGCACGTAATGGCTTGTCTGTAGCCAAGTTAGGTGTCTTGACGCTAAATGCCCGCATGGGATTGGTCTCAAGGTTTCCCGCATCGTTCATGTAGACGCCCTGCCCTTTGCGTTCCTGCGTCTTACGCCCACCAAGGGTTGTCAACGGCGAGGGTGATCCCTTGCCCACGCTTTGATTGGTTGCGTACTCTTGGAACTCGCTTGGCTTGAACAAACCCATATCAGGGCCAACGCCCTCGACGGTGACGTCAGCAGGGGTAAAGGAGCGGCGCACATCGCTCACCACGCGGTTAGCACCCATCTCTGTGGCGCGGGGTAAACCCTCTTGCACCACGGTCTTTGCTCCTTTGTAAATTGCTGGCGCGGCTTTTATTGCTGACAGCGGCCCCACTGGGTTAAGAATCGTCTCAGGAATTGTGCCCAATATTGGAAATTGTTCTTGACTCCCTTTTGAAGTAAGCCCTTGCCGTTCAAACGCATCGCGGAATTGATCGCTTCCCATAAATGGCTTATCGCTGGCGTAGGGCTTGACGGTAGGAGGAACCCGCTTGTCACCCATTACAGACTCTTTGACATAGCCGCGCTTGTTTTGTTTTGCGGCCTGCTCTCGCAAGTAATCAACGCCTTGTAAGCCAAAGTTCACTATGTCCGATGTGCCTCCTGCCAAGGTGGCGGCAATGCTGTTGGCTGTAAAGTCCTTGGCTCCTCGAGGAGTGGCAAGTTGCTTAATCTCTTTGCCAGTTGCCTCGGCAATTTTCTTAGCTAAGCGGCGCATAAACTCAGCGTCCTCAGGCTCTACCTCAGAAGAGGGGGCACCCATGGGCTCAACAAAGCCACCGTCATCAAAGCGGCGCTCGTAAACCGCTTGCAGGCTTTTGTTTTGAGGCGAGTAAGAACCAGTGGCTCGAAGCTGACCACCAGCAATCGGGGTCTCAAACCCAGCGCGGATTTCATGTGGTCGTCTTCCTGACTCGCCGCTTGTGCCAACGTGCATGGATGACTCATTGCCAACAGGAAACTCCATGCCAGCTTGATAGCGTGCATTTTTGTTTGTTCCCTCTGCGTTTACCAGCGGCTTAAGCGTTTTCTTTGAGTCGGGCAAATTCAATTTGATGGCGTTAAGCTCTTTGCGAATGCGATCAATACGTTTAGGCTCTACTTCAGGCGCGTTGCTGTCAAAATCCTCAGGCTGACCGCCATTTTTCATGTGCTTGACCAACTTGTCGTGTCCCCATGATTCCAATAGGTCGTAATGTTTCACACTAAGCCGCCTTTCTTCTCAGTAATTTCAGGTGTTTTGGTGCTGTAAGTACCAATGTTGCCAATGTCGGACTTAACAACGTTGGGGTTGTAGACACCAAGGTTCTTGGTGTCCATTTCTTTGGTGTAGTAGGCGTCGTGTCCAAGCGCCTTGATGCCTTTTTGAAGCTTAGGATTTTCCATTTGAGTCCAGTTAGCAGAAAGCTCGGGGTCGGTCATGTGTTGCAACTGAACCTCAAGGCGATCTTTAGGTAAGGTTTCGTTTTTTAACATCCAGTCACGCAGGGCCTCTACGTGCTCAGGGTTTTCGTAATCAAATGGGTTTTTAACCTGAACTCGCACGGGTAATATATTTGCGTTGTCAACTTGACGCTTAGGGTCTTTGAACTTTGCGTTGGGATTTTTATAAAATCGTTGTCGCAATACATCGCTATATGGATCTTTGAATTCTATTGTTCCATGAGCAAAGCCTGAGGCAAACGTGGGGTCAGGGGTCAAAAAAATTGAGTCGGCGGTTGTAGGGGAAAACCGCGTGAAGTTACGCTTGGTGCCGTGGTACATCCGATCCTTGATCACGCTTGGCTCTAAGAACGCGGCTTTGTTTGCGTCAGCTTGCTCTCGAGGCAAGATCTTGCGTGCGCCGTAGACTGGCTTGACCTTGTTGAGCCTATCTTGGTAAGGGTATGCTGGCTCCACCTTTACGCTGGCTGGGGGTGAGGCAAGCTTCTCTGCCGCCATCTCTGCACGCACTTCGTCAGCCAGTGACATGACCTTCTTGGCGCCTCGGACGCTCCTTCCACCCTTAGCCATGTGCGCTAAGCCGCCTTGAGCTTTACTTAGCTTCTTGCCCTGCACGTCAGAGCCTTTGGGCGCAACGAACAGCTTCTCGTACACGTCATGCGGATTGCTTTTGCCAATTCGGACTTGACCAACCACGTCACCCACACCAAACAGGTCGCCCCTACTCCTTGGGCGTAATGTTGGGTTGGCGCCAGTGCCTGTGTTGTATAGCTCTGTGGGGCTGGCGTACTCGGTGGATAAGCCATACCTGTGACCTGCGTCACCTTTTTCAATTGTTGCAATGAAGCTCATGTCATTGAGCATTGGATCGCCGCCCTCGGGCTTAAACAGTCCCTTGCGCACCAAGTTGCTCTTGGTGTATGAGCCAGTCTTGGGGTCAAGCACCTCAAGCCCTGACTGACCCTTGGCTGACATCATGGGGCGATTGGTTGCTGGGTTAATGACGACGCCCAAGTCGTCCATGATGCGGGAGTCAAGCACCTCGCCTGTGCGCGGATCAATGAACGCGCCTGACGGGAAGTCCTCGCGCCTCATGCCAGTCTGTTGCAAGACACGCTCAATCAGCTTCTGTTGGTTAGGGAACTTGTCAGGTTGCAGGAACCAGCGGTTGGGCACTGGGATGATGGGTGAGCGCCCCTCCTCTCCCACCTTTGACACCATGCCACTGACTTGCCCGTATTGTTTTTCAGCCGCCATCTCAGCGCGTACCTGATCGGCAAGACTCATTATTTTTTTAGCGCCCTTAGCGGCACCGCCTTTAGCCATGCCTGCTTCGGGAATGGGTGGCACGCCGTTGTCGTCTAAGGCTTTGAGCATGACGTCAACGTCTTCTTGAAGCAGGTACTTGGGTACTTGGTAACCTTTGGATTTGAGCCACGCCTCCTCATGCGCATCAAACACCGCGCTCTTTTCTTTTAAGCCAGCGTTTTGCAATTCATCAATGTGTGAGTATTCACCTGTGTTGGCTAAATCAGCCATCATGGGTCGATACTTGCCAATTAGTGGCTCGTCCTGCTTGCCTTTGATCTGCCTGATGCGAGGTGGCCCATTTTCTCGAGGCACTACTTGCACGGTTGCATGCGACTCACCCTTGGGGTCACGCAAGGACAGGATCCTTTGGCCCTGTTTGTACACCTCATCGCAGTAGGCGCCAACGCAGTGGCCCATGATGTCGCCCTCGTGCTCCAAGGCTTCTTGCGCCGCAATGTAGTTGGGGTTGTGGATTGTCTTTTTGCCGCTGGGGTCTGTGTACGTCTCACCCACGGGATCAAATGACCAGCCCTCAGGCAGTGGGGAGTCTTTGTTCGCGCTGATCTCCACCCACTTGTATCCATTGGGATACTCTTTGACAACCTTGGTGGCGGCATTATTTTGCATGGCGCGGAGTGAATTCTCCTCCTTGCGCACCCTTTCATCATGTACGCTCTTGACCGTATCAGCCACGGTGACCTTGTTCAATTGATCAGGGCGAAGTTCACCAGCATCTACTCTTCGCTCAATGTCACCAAGCAGGTCTTGAAATCCAAGCTCAGGCTCATGGTTGTAAAGCATGACCCTTTCGCCCTCGGGCAGGTCTTTCATCCACGGGTTCTTTGCGTGTGCGCCGCTATGCAAATCTTGGGGAAGCACTGAGCGCAGAGAGTTGTCAGATAGCGTTTCCCACACCTTAGCCGCATCGCTTTGAGCTAAACCTTCTGCGGGCAAGCCCGCCCTTCTGCGGCGGTGTTTTACTGGGTTGATGGCCTCATTTGCATCCCTCTCCATTCCTTTAAGGTGAGTGACGCCCTTCTCAGCCAGTGCGCGTACTGGGTCATTAGGTGAACCCATCTGCTTCTTGATGTAGTTCTTGAGATTGCTGTCAACCCATTGCCTCTTAGCCAAACCCTCAGCAATCATTCTTTCGTATGTTGGGATCCGATCTTGTGCGGCTTTGTCGCCTGCGGCGGCTCTTACTCGGTCTGCTTTGAGGGAATTTTCCAATGCTTTTTGGTATTCAGGTGAAAACGCCTGATCCTGCATGTCCGCTAACTGAATCTCTAAATTACCCTTTGTCCATTGCCCAGTCCCCTCGCGCATGATGTTGAGCGGCGATGCGGTCTGCTCAAAGTCAGCGCCCTTGCCCCTGCCCATGCTGGTCTCTACCTCGTTGTAGATCCCCTTAAGCTTCTTGATGCCACGCGCCGCACCACCTTTAGCCATTTGCACTAAGCCGCCCCGACGCAACCCAGCCTTTTGCATCCTTGTCAACAAGTCTTCGCTGAGCAACTGCGTTGGATCGTTCTTGGTGTAATCCATCTGCGTAATGTCACGGCCCTTCTCCAACTCCTTAGCCGTTTTAAAATCCTCAAACACCGAGGCAATGGGCGTGGGCAGGTANTTCACATCTAGATCTTCGCCCGTGGCAATGATNGGGTAGTCGCTGTGCAGGTCGGGTCTGTCAATGACGTTATCGTCCAAGCGGAACAGCCTGTTGCCCAAGTCCAGCGTGCCAGCCTCAGCCATGTTTGGATCTAAGTTCTTTTGCAACAACTCTTCTATTGGAACCGTTCGACCCTTCTCGCCACCCACGCCACGTCCAGCAAAGATGTCAGCCAACAGTGCGCGTTGGTTGTAGGTCTTGACCGCCTTACGAAAGTTGCGCGAATTTAAGTCAATGCCGTTGGGGAAGATTAACTCGCCCTTGTTGTTCACCTTGGTGCTGGCGTAGTCGCTCATCTTTTGAATTTGCTCGGGCGACAGGTTCTTGCGCTCGTTGGCAAAAATGTCAGCAAACTCGCCAAACATTGTGGAGTTGGACTTGTGTTGCTCAAGACCGCCAACCGATGGCGTCCAAATCACTTTAGCGCCTTTAGGAACCTGCGCCTTGTTGCGGTTCAGGATGCGCGTTCCCATCTTCTTGTCGGTTACGCCAGCCACCGCCCGCGCCTTTGCATACTCAGGGTCAATCAGTTGGATGCCCGAGAAGCCGGGGCCCCCAAACTTGCCCTTCTCCAAGTCAACCTTCATGCGGTCATAGAAGATGGGCTTGATGTACGAACCCTCATGCTTGCCGTATGCCTCGGACGCCTTGACGGGCGGCTGGCTTGCCTCCTTGGCTTTACGCGCCTCCTCTAACTCGTACCTAACCAATGCAGGCGGCTTCTGTGCGGCTCTCTCAGCCGCCATCTCGGCTCTGACCTGATCAGCCAGCGACCCGACAACCTTAGCGCCTTTGCTTTGCTTGATGGCTTCGAGCGGGTTAAGTTTAGGCGGCATAGGGGTTCACCCTCTTTGGTTTGTAGTCGTCGGCGTAGTCGTCGTCGTCATCATACAGAGGGGGCGGGTCAATGTCGAGCCAACTCATGTCCTTCAGGATGCGGAGAACCTGCGTGGTGGTGTCAACGTAGTCGTCGTGCGCTGAGTCAGGGAATGAGCAGATCTGAGACAGGAAGCCCTCTGCCCATGACTTGACCATGTTGGGGCGGCTCTCGCTCTCGGGGAGCCACACACGCCCAGCGGCAATGATGGCGGCAGAGATCTGTAGCCGTTGCATCTTGTCTGCTCGACCCGGGTTATACGCCCTGCAAGGTAACCCCGCACGGGCTAACTCTTGTATAAGACTGATGCCTGCCGCCTTGTCCTCAATGACCATCAAGTCAGGCTTCTTCGCCTTCTTGCCCTCACCATAGCTGGTGTAGAACTCCTCTATAACCCTAGGCTTCAGGTCAGGGAAGCTCAGGTGCTCAGCCCATGCGTCAATGAGCAGGACAGACATAGGCGCGTCCAGCGGCTTGAATACGCCCCACACGGTGCAGGCGGTAGGGTCGTTGTGGGTCTTCTCGCTAAAGGCACAGTCCAGCGACATGACAATGAACTCAAAGTCAGGGAACGGGTTGGGGTGCCCGTCGGTGGTGAAGGCAGGCCATAGCTTGAACATTGAGCGGTTGACCACCTTGCCATCCTCGAGGTCAACCAAGGAGCCCATGACCTCCTGCTCAAAGAGCTTGGTGCCCCTGTACTGCTCCAACTGCTTGGCAAAGCTCGGTGCTAGGTTGTCCATGTTGGCGTAGGTGCTGGCGCGGTCAACCACCACGTCGTCACCCTCTCGCCCCACTAGGTCAAGTATCAAGTCCTTGGGCTTGGGCGTTGTCGTGGCGATTACCCTTGGACGTTCGCCAAGGCGCAGACCGAACATCATCATGTCCCATGCGTCCTGCAAATACTGGAATGCCGCAAGCTCATCACACCATGCAAAGTGGAACTGGGGGCCGCGCAGGCGCTCATAGGAGTCTGCGCTGATGCCCCTGATAGTCGAGCCATTGGCAAGCTCAATCACGTGATCCTGCTTGTTGTAGTTGACTACAAGCTCTCGGGGTATGTTGGCAAGCAAGCCTGACACTCCCTCAAAGCAGGTGAACTTGACGTCCGAACTGGTGGGGGCTAGAACGAGCCCGCGGCTGTTGGGGTGCGTCCAGCACCACCACCACAGGGCATGGCTCCCAGCGTGGCTCTTGCCGGCTCCACGGCCTGCGAGGAGGAGCCACACGGTGTAGTCTTGCTCAAGGTCAGGGGGGATCTGATAGGGGTGAGCCTTTGCGACCCACTCCAAGTGCTTGATGTGCGCCAACCTGTCAAGCTCAGGGCGAGCCATGAACTCCTTAGCCGTCTCAGCGTCAAGCAGATCCAGCACGGGTCTTCATCTCCAAATTGCGCACCAACTCGAACAGGCGGCTTGTGCCAGTGTCCTCGGTCTTAATGGAGGCGGCGCCCTCCACCCCATGCAAGCCCAGCTTGTCGCCATATTTGGTAGGGTGGAACTTAGCCAGCAACTTCAGGCGGGTCTCAATCTGAAGCTTGCGGTGTCCGAGCATGTCCTCAATTGTGGTTGTGGCGCCCTCATCACTCATCACCTGCTTCTGCCCAAACTGGGGAGTGTCAGCAATCAACAAGCACTCCTCAGCGATGGCGTCATAGCCAATGTCTCGCGCACGTGCGATGGATGCAGAAAGCCCGACACCGTCAGCGCCCAAAGAATCATCTTTCGCCATCCAATCGTAG